ATGATGATGCTTATGTTCTGCACTTACTTCACTATAAGTTATGTTTAATAAGTTCATATCAGGTTGAGCATAGTCAATACTAAATAGATAGTTAGCTCTATGTAATTTATTATTACGATCAATAAACTTACACTGTGCTGTGGCTAGAGCATTGTACTCAATAACATTAGAGTAATAAGATAAGCAATCCCAATACACAGTTTGTTTTAATTCTAAATCAACTACATCTTTTCTATTATATTGATCAGAAAAAAAAGCTGTGATTGGTAGCCTTGCATAGTTAGCACCATTTGGCAGCATGATATTAAACAATGGAGTTCTACCCTCTAGTGTAGTTATACTATGGATAAGACATACCTCTTCTTCTCCAATATGTTTTTCTTTATTGTATAAATATTCTAATCTAACTTTGGCTTTCCATACTGGTATGTTGTGATTAAGAAATGACATTGGCTCTCAGTTTCATTAGTTCCATATTAAGAACCTGTACTTCTTCATTAAGCCTATCTATTTCTTTTTTAAGTAAGACGATCTTCTCGTCATACAATTCTATTACATCCTCAACGTGCAGCTCTTTATCAATCATATTAGCCTTTCATTTTATTAAACATTGTTCTCCAAAACCAAGATCTTAAAATAGATACAACTGTAAATATTAAAGCGATCTTAATTCCTACTAAAATAGTAGGGTATAGATTGAACATTGGAAAAATAAATATCTGTATTAATAATGCTAATACAAATCCACTTCCAACATCAATCATAGACTCTACTAAACTCCGCACATTCCCTCGCATTCATTATTAAACATATCAGGTTGATCTTTTTTAATATCAAAGTTCACCTCATCTAAAGGAATACATTTTCTGTGTAGATATAAATGATCATTAATCTTTCTTGATCCTGTTCTAATTTTTTTATCAAACTCAACAGCATCTTTAAACTCTTCTGGTCTGTTATGTTTCATGAAGTACCAATACTTATCATCATGGAAGGGACAACATATACAAGCTGATTTCTCAGGTAATGGAAAAGCATTAGCACTCATCCATTTAAGACAATCAGATCTACTCATTCTTAAATCAATTAATGGATGTACATTGTTAATGTATTTATCTCTGGCTGGTTTCATTCTACTAATCTCATCCATAGATATACCTATCCACTGATCTACAATCTTATCTTTAGGAAAGTGTTTTCCTTTTTGTATATCACAAAGCTGTCTAATCTTTTTTCTAATTGGTTGTATTTTATAATCGTTAGTACATTGACGCATCAACATTCCTTTCTTTCCCGTTTCTGCATTTCTTGTAAAGAATGGAGCTGTTGGAAATCTAGTTCCATTATCAATAGATCCAATCATATCATCTTTGATGTTGCCTTTCATAACTGTATAAACTGGAAATGGTAATTGAGTTTTGATCCACTCTAAATATTCATAAACTTTCTTTGGCTCATATCCTGTGTCTGCAAAGATAGCACAATCAACTTTAGGCAGCACACCTTTAGCTGACATCAATGCCATAGTAGAAGATTGAACTCCAACTCCTAAAGATATTACAGTTAAAACTTTTGATCGTTCCATTAATTTTCTAATTTTTTAATTGATAAAATTACGCCACGAGGAATTACAACACAATCTCCTACGTCTAGACTGTCTGTATTAAAACTATATGTTGCAAAGGTTTTTACCCAATCTTTATTCTCTTCATAAAGATAACCTATTGTAGTACACATAGCAGGAACTAAGTCTTTTAAATCTTCCTCAGTATTCCATGCGTTGTCGCAACTGTTTATATCCAGCCAACTTATAATAACTTTATCAAAGTTTATGGGTTTCATACCAGCTTTCATAAAAGTTATTAGGTTGAATTGATCCCTTAGTTCTTTCAGTTATAACTTTCATAAACTTAGGGTGTGGAATACGCTGACAATTTTTCCATCTTAAAATAGTTACTGTTGGATTTGTTCCTGTTAATCCAAATAACTTTGCCAGTTCTTTATTGCTGAGCTTATGATCTTCTTGATACTGCGTTAGTTTGTGTTTCATTTAGTTTTCCTTTTTATTCTATTACCAAAGCAATCAAACATTCTGTGATACCTCTTTAATAATTTATTTAATTGTGATTTATTCTTATTCATATTTACCTCTCTGTTTTAAACCCTTATAAACCAATGTGGTTTCATGTCAATTATTATTATTGACATAAAGGTTATTAAGACTAATGTAAGTTAAAAAATGAAAGGCTTAAAATGGTTATTGATTTAACAAAGAACAATTCTATAGCAGCACTAAATAATTTTGATCCTGATATTTGTATTAAATATTATCAGGCACTTGGTTTAGACCACAGCTCACCATCACAGGATAACATGAGTGATTCTGATTGGTTGTGTAGATACGTTTTTTTTGATGAACAAACTAGGCGTGCTTTACAAGGTTCATACAGAATGTCAGCTGGCGTAAGCATTGGTAGAGCTTCTCAAAGATTTGTTTCTAAATATATGTATGAAGCAGAGAAAAGAATTCTTAATGAAAAAAAAGATTTAGATACTATCATCAAAGAAGAATTAGATCTTTACGATAAGTATGTTGTTGCAGATGAAGAGGATAGAATACAAAAAGAAGATACAAAAAATTATCTTGCAGATATGATTAAGATTTGTTGTAAAGCATTAGCTGATTTTAAATTAGGAGATGAAGTAGCAAGCGAAAGATACTGCACTTATAAATTTAAAGAATTAGTTTTAGAAAAATTAGGGAGAATAGATTACGAGCAAATGGATAAGTCAGGCAGTGCTGCTAAACTTATTGAACTTAAGACAAAGCATCGTAGCAAAAGAAAGTCAGATACAAAAGCTGGTTACTCTTGGGTTAAAGGATATTTACCAAAAAATCCAGACTTAAACCATGTACGCCAGTGTGCTTTTTATTGGTACGCCACAAAAAAAACTCCTCACTTGCTTTATGTTAATCAAGATAGCTACAATGTATTTACTCCTGACACTTGTGAATTACTTACTCCTGAGTACATGGAATTTTTAATTCAACAGGATTTGATTAAATCTAAAATTCGCCAGAACTTGATCTACATCACAAAAGGAAATGCTCGTGAAATGGCTAAGCTAATTCCGCCGCCAGACTTCTCAAGTTTCATGTGGAAAAACATAGCTGATGAACATGTTAGATTAGCTGCAAGTCTTTGGGACAATGTGTAGAATCATGGATATAAATTTTTATAAAAAAACTCATTATAAGATTATGGAAAGTTATAGGCATGATATTATGATGCGTAAAATTAAAGAGAGAGAAGATAAGTTATTTAGAAAAATGTTTATAAAGATATTATTAATTATTGTTATAGCAATAGTGCTTATAACTTTAATTACTAGATGAAAGTAATTCTAATGATCATAATGATGAATGGCACAGTACATAATCTAGGCTATCAAGTAGAATCTTATGACGCTAGAACTTGCGATAAGTTATTTGACAGTGTAACTTACAAAGGAAAAACAAGTGGTAAGAATAAGGTAGGTACTTTCTATAAGTCAAAGGAAGTATTTGCTCATACTTGTTCATACGAGAAAAAAGCATGATTGAGAAATACGAGTATGCTCACTCTTGCTCAATAGAAAAAACAACTAAAGGAAACAATGAAAAGCAAAATAAAAGAAGTTAATGATTTGTGTTTAGCCAATGGTGCTTACATAAATCAACATGGTAAGAAAACTGTATCAGCTTGGTCTAAAGTTAAATACTTTAGAGAAGTATTTGGTACTGAGTTTGGGATGAATACTATGATTGTAGAACACTCTGACAGATATGTCATAGTTAAATGTTTAATCATGGGTTACGATCCTGAAAGAATTATAGCAACAGGTTACTCTAAGCAGTTCAGAGATAAGCCAGGTTATCTTGAGATAGCTGAAACATTTGCTACTACACGAGCTTTATCATTCATGGGAATTTGCTTGGAAGATTTGACAAGCAAAGAAGAGTACGAGGATTTAGGTATTCCTGTACAGCCTATGAATGGAAAAGATACTACATCAGCCGCTATAAGATATGATGATGGTATAATTTTAGAGCTGACTAAGAAAATTAATTACGCACCGCATACAGCAAAACTAGATTTTCTGTGGCGTGCTAATAAAGATCTTCTTAATCAGATAAAAATAAAAGATCTCGCAACTTACAATTCTATCTTGCAAAGATTTAATAGTAAGCGTGATGAGATCACAACTCAAAATGAGGTATAATGAACGAGCAACCAAAGAATAAGATATATTTAAATCTTGTTCCTAACTTAAATAAAAAGCCAGGCGACAATCAACCAGTATTAGTAGCACCTAATTCTCCAAAAGCTCCAGAAGGAAAAAATTGGAAAATGAACGTGAATATTAATAATGAGTGGTACGACTACTGTGCGTATGACGGAACTGACATAGAAGGTAATGCTACTGGAGGTTACACTGTCATCATCACGAAAAAAGAACAGCAAGCAACAGCAGGAGAAAATAAACAAGGAGGATTTAAAGCTGGTGGATTTCAAAAGAAGGGATTTACAAGCAACAAGTCTTTCGGTAATAGACAATACTAATAGTAGGTAATACTATTATTACCTCTATCCCTAGGGTTTTCATCAGGCAGTCATGCCTACCCTTTCATTGTTTCCCTAGGGGTAGAGTAAAAAACAGAAAAGGATATATATGGTAAGCAAGTCAGACTTCATTGATATTGAAGAAAAAATTCAGAAAAGAATTATAGCAGAACGTAATCAAGAGTATGGAGATTACCAAGAGAACTTTGCATTACTTGCAGAGCTGTTCTCTATAGTTCTATTTAATAAAATTAAAGTAGCATTACAACCAGAAGACGTTGGTCATATAATGATGGCACTTAAACTATATCGCTGCACTAAGAAATACAAAGCAGATAGTTATGATGATCTATCTATCTATTGTAAGATGACTAAGCAAGTTAGACAGAATAAAAAATAATGAAGGTTGTAAGATTAAAAAAGTGTGAATGTTATTTTACTTATGTAGAAGAATTTGACACAGCCGAACATGCCATTGATCCTGATAAACGAGGTTTGTTTATTAAAGTTAAGGTTGGAGCAATAAGAGTAAACTCAGTAAGTATAAGACAGAAAGAAGATAAATATGATGAACATAAAGCAGCTAAAGGAACAAATTAAATTAAGATACACTACTAATGTGTATGCAAACTTAACAGATAAAGAACGCAAACTTTATCGTTTAGGTTTTAAGACTGGATATAAATTAGCCAGAGAGTTTTTTAAAAAGCATGTTGTTACTAAACAGAATACAGTTTTTAAAGAAGTTGTTAAGTATGTAACAATCAATGATGTTGTAGTGCCTGAGAATGTAAAAGAAATGTTATCTATTGTTGCCAATCAACTTAGCATAGATGTTAATGAAATACTTACTAAGACTAGAATACAATCAGCTGTGATTGCACGATCCATTTTAATTAATGTTCTTAGAGATAAGTACGCAATGCCATTTACAAAGATAGGTGTGCTACTTGGCAATCGTGATCATACAACTATGATCCATCATGTTAGAATGAAAATGAATAAGGAACATTTCTGGAAACCAGATCATATTATCTGGAACAGATATAAATATGTGATGGATAATATTAAGTAACTACTTCTTAAATCCTGCTAATAAACTTTTATAAGACTTCTTAGAAATTGTAGAATCGGATTTAGATCTTGATGTGCCAGCTTCTTTTCGTTTGTTTATGTTATAGTATAAACCTTTGCGAGCTGTCTTGCCTTCTTTAGTTTTATGATATTTAGATTTATCCATATTACATTGATAGCAAGGATTTAAATCCTTTAGCCATCTTTCCTGTTACACCTTTAATAGTTCCTTTATTCTCTGATGCGTAGAATACAGCTTTACCTTTTTCTTTACCATATTCTTTTTGCATTTCTGCTAAAATCTTTTTACCTTTTTTATTCAATGGCATTTATTCTCCTGCGTATTTATGTTTGCACTTTAGTTTTTTTAAGTACTCAATGTACATATTCATACGCTTATCATTTTCTGTATTTATGACAACCTTTTGTTTCTCTGATGTTCTTACATTATTAAAGTAAACATCATAGCAACTATGATCAAGGCTATGGCAGAAGTTAAGTTTCTCTGCGTTTATAACCCAGCCACCTTCATTGCTCATGTGTTCTTTGCCACAGATATGGCAGTTACCACAGCTC